CCGCCATCTCGTTAACTGCATTGCGCAAGCTGAGGCCGCCGGCCTGGACTACGAACTTGATCACTTGATGCTTGTCATCATAGGAGATGTATCGCGGATCTGTAAATCCAAGTTCATTCTTTGCATTCTCAAGGATTGCTTTCATTGCATCATCAAATGATTTGATCGCAATGCCATATACGGTTATTTCTCGTGTATTCATTCCACCTACTATTTATACATGGTGAGTAAATGTTCGGATAAATTTATCTATATTTTGCTAGGTTTATAGCACTGGTGTATTGAGTGCGATGTACTCTGATTTTTCTGCCTGTGAAGGGCACAAGTTATCAATGCCGGCGAGAACAACAGCAAAATGCACCTTGGCATCAGCGTTATCGCTCGCTCCTTCATTGATTCGAGCTACTACATCAGTGTCGGTCATGCCTCCGATCATTAACTGACACCACAAAACACCAAACTCAAGAAGAGTCTCGTCACTTAAGTCAGTACCACTCCCGTAGAAGTAAGTCACATCATCAAAAAACGCAAACTCTTCGTCGGTATATGGTTCCCCGTCTAACGCCGGAATTATATTGATATCGGGGATAGCGATAGTTGTTGGTAGCGGCTGAAGGGTTGTTGTTTCGTTGCTTATGGTTGCACTACATGCAGTAAGTAACGGAGCTAATAGTAAAAGTTTAGTAATCGGTTTCATTGGGGCGCCTTTCAAAAAATTTAAGGGTTGACTATGGGGTTACTAACTAAATAAGTAACAGGCATCAAGTTTGAGTCGTTGTTACGGAATAAACATTTTTCCGCATCAATCATTGCGTCAATCAGTGTGTTGACCTGAATGTTGATCCCGCTTTTTGATTGCTTCTGCTCTTCTTCGTAGGCCAGAATGTCGTAAGTGTCTCTATTGGTCATCTCATAGCTCCAATCGTTAAGTTGCCATAACGATACACAGAAAAAATGCTTCTGTCTAGTATTGTGTAATAAAAGTAGTGATGGGGCCATTTTGTATCGGCGTCCACCCCTCATTAATGAAGTCAGCATTCAGGGTCTTATATGAACCAAGCCGGCGCATGAGCATTCCGGGTCGTCCTGTTAATTCACATGTTTCTGCAGATTGCTTCTCGAGCTTGTCCGTAATCGCACGCAGCTTTTTTTCAAGATTTGGTTTGCCGGTCGAGTAGTAAATTCGCATAACACCAAATTTTTCTTTTACTTGTTCAAGCTTGATATTTGGATCAATTTTGATCATTTCTTCAATGCCGTTAAAGGCAATTTTAATCCACCCATCACCAAAATCAATATGTAATGGCCATCCCTGAGTCCAGTGACTCTCAAGTAATGTTTTTAAATCATCTCGAGTGCGCATAATTTTCCAATCAGAATGATGTAGATAGCTCGTTTATTAATTTGTCAGTATATGGCAGCCGAGAATAATCACGACACATAATGGCGTATTCTGATCAAACTCATTAGTCCTCCTTGACATAGTTAGTTTAGTCATCAAAATTGCAGGCCAATGATATATCTCAAAATTGCAAAATCCCTGCTAGTGGATATATTTTGAAAAATTCTGTTATTCGAGTTGCGATAAAAGCAGGATTGACCTATATTCACCGACATGCTAAACAGCGAAATGCCGACCGCTCAGGCGGAGGCAGCCCATAACATCAATACCGAAATCATCGTGACCGAAGCGCCGAAGAAGCGCGGCCGCAAACCTTTACCCGAAGCCGTCCGAGCCGAGCGTCGTGCCTCCCAGGCTGCAACTAATCGCAAGAAGCAGGATGCCCGCCGTAGCGCATTGGCAATTCTTTCGACTCGGCACGACAATGAGTTCAACGAGCTTTTGAAGGAAGAACTCTCTAAGTTCGGGTTCTGATCCGACGCCCTGAGCATGGCGACAAACTGCTCATTTACCTACTGAAGGTCAGAAATGCGACCGCCCCAACTAGCTGTTACCAGCAGAGCCCAGGGGCTCTTGTCATTGGGGCGGAACCTTTTTTTATACTAGTTGGTAGTTTTTGGTGGTGCGGTAAAAGCATCATTGATTTCGTCAGTATCGAGCTTGCCGTCATCCAGGTATGCCTCTGCAAGTTTTTCAACTACTTTAAATACACCGGCTATTCCAGCTGTTACTACGGCGAGCCACAATGAAACACCAGCAATAGCGCCGGCGCCAACAACTTTTAAGCCATCTCTAGCGAATACTGCAATAATCCGCATACTTATAGTCTTGATCTGTTTCAAGGCCCCCCCCTTTAATAATGGATTTAATACAAGATTAGCATAAATGCCCAGCAAAATAGAGGTGTAACATAGGGGCATGACTTTCTACTCTACGAATGGACAAGATCAATACATCCTTGGTAATATTCGTCTTATTCGAGCAACGCAGGAGCCATGTCCAGTATGTGGCCATCCAACCGGAGACTGTCAAGGTGGAGAACAAATGCCTTTAGGTAAAATTTTGTTACATGGCACAACTCCATCACTAGAAGATGAGCAACAGGTTCTGGTAGAAGAAGATATTTATGAAGAACGCCTGATTGGTGAATTAACCACAGCGCGGTTTTTGATTGCTAGAAAAGGCTCAAAGATTTCATTCGAGAAGGCAAAACAGTTAGGTATCCTTCCTGATGGATCTTGGAGTAAAGAAAATCCAACTACAGATTAACTAGACGGTTTCCGTATTTTCGGATGCTGTATCCTTGTCCTCTACCCACCTAGAAAGGTATTTATCGTGTCAATTCTTAGCCGTGAATTTGTTGATTCCTACAAAGGAAAAGTGGCCCCATGGGGTTTTGGTGGATTAGGAGAAATTGTTTATCTCCGTACATACAGCCGGCGAATTCAAGAAGAAGGTCGTAATGAAACATGGGTCGAGACACTTGAGCGCGTAGTTAACGGCGCTGTTGAGATTGGTGTCAATTACACAGAAGAAGAAGCGCAGATCCTGTTTGATCACATGTTTAATTTGCGTTGTTCATTTTCTGGTCGAGCTCTTTGGCAGCTTGGTACTCCGCTCGTTAAGAAATTTAATGCCGCATCATTGAATAACTGTTACTTCGTTAATATTGAAAAAATCGAAGACTTTGAGTTTCTTTTTGACTACCTAATGCTCGGCGGCGGCGTCGGATTTTCTGTTGAGCGATCAAAAATTCATGAACTGCCAAAAATAAAGGGTGGCGTTCATATCACGCATGAACGAACAAATGATGCAGACATCATCGTTCCGGACAGTCGTCAAGGGTGGCGTCGTCTTCTTCATGCAGTTTTAAAGTCATACTTTGAGACCGGGAAGTCTTTCTCTTATTCGACGATCTTGGTTCGTGAGTTTGGTGCTCCCCTCAACAGTTTTGGCGGAACGGCCTCTGGTCCTGGTGCACTAATTGAAGGTGTTGCGGACATCTGCAAAGTAATGGATAACCGAATCGGCAAAAAACTGCGCTCGATTGATGTTCTTGATATTTGCAACATCATCGGCCGGATTGTTGTTTCGGGCTCATCTCGTCGTTCTGCTCAAATTGCCATTGGTGACCCTGACGACATTTTGTTCTTGCGAGCAAAAAACTGGGGATCCGGAAATGTTCCAGGATGGCGTGCTAATTCAAACAACAGTATCTATGCGGACGCTTTTGATGAAATTATGCCAGAGTTGTGGAAGGGTTATGATGGCTCTGGAGAGCCGTACGGACTATTGAACCGAAAGCTTGCGCGTACTATGGGTCGCGTTGGCGAGCGCCGTGCAGATCCATCAATTGAGGGTTTCAATCCATGCGCCGAGATTGGTCTTGGTGACGGCGAGTCATGCAACTTAGCCACACTTTTCCTACCAAATATTGAGTCATTTGAGCAGTTCAAAGAGATATCGCGCTTGCTGTACCTAGTTCAGAAGCAGATTACAAATCTTGATTATCCGTACGAAAAGACAACAGCGATTGTGCGCAAAAATCGTCGCTTAGGTCAGTCAATCACTGGAGTCCTTCAGTCTTCGGAAGAGCAACTCAGCTGGCTTCGCAATGGATACGAGTATCTTGACGCATTTGATCGCGAGTTCTCGGAAAAGAACAACATTCCTCGTTCGGTTCGATTGACCACAGTTCAGCCATCCGGAACTTTGTCGCTTCTTCCTGGAGTAACGCCTGGTATCCACCCAGCATATGCTCGCTACTACATCCGCCGCGTGCGTTTTAGTAGTGCAGATCCATTAGTTGACTCATGTCGGAAGCGTGGTTATCGAGTTGTTCCAGAAATCCTGATTGACGGCCGAGAAGACCACACCAAATGGGTTGTTGAATTTCCGTGCAAGTCACCAGACAATGCCGTCCTGGCAGCTGACATGACTGCAATCGAACAACTTGAATGGGTTAAGCGCATGCAGGCAGACTGGGCTGATAATGCGGTCTCCGTAACGGTGTACTACCGCAAGGAAGAACTGCAGCAGATCAAGGATTGGCTGGCAAGCAATTACGACAAGAACATCAAGTCTGTATCGTTCTTGTTGCACTCAGATCACAACTTCCCGCTACCTCCATACGAAGAGATTTCGTCAGAGGTCTACGAGAAGTTGCTCTCAAAAATTGACATGGCAGTTGAAATTGCGCCCAATGTACTCGGTGATGATTTTGACGACCCGTCATGCGCTACAGGAGCCTGCCCGATTAAATAACATGAACGAAACAATTGCTACACGGGTATTCCTAGTACGACGATTTCTCCGACATTTAGATGTTGATCCACTTGATATTTATGATCAATATGCCGGTCAAATTTTTTGTTCTGGGCTAACCAAACAGATTGCGTTTCGCGACTTCTTAATCAATGACTCAGTCAGTGATGAGGTAATTGCAGAACTAGGAACAATGTGTGCCGACTCAAAATTGTCTTCCTTTAGAGATAATAGATCGGCAGAACAATACGCAACTGAGCTGATGCTTGGATGGATTGTTGAAGATGCACTGTGTCTCGCCTTAAGCAATGAAAAAACTTCAGCACACCTTGCCGGTAGTGATAAGTTCCGTGATTTTCTAGCGGCCGATAAAATAACAACAGATCAAGACATTATTGTTTCAAACGGCGAACACGCAATAGGCCTCGAGGTAGTTACTGACTATTCAAACTATTGGTCACGAACTAATACATGCGATATGCGGTACAGTAAAATAAGCAGCGGAGAATCCTCTAATTCTTATATACTTGGAATATCCCTGCAGCAGCCGGCATTCTTTTTTGCGTCACTTACAGATCCAGGATTACTAACATTTACAGAACAGGCCTGGCATGAAACATGGGGAAAACCTGTGCGAAAAATTTGCGGAATATCAAAGAATCTGAAACCAGTGAGAACAATGATTTCTTCTATTGAAGAAGCTGTATTAAATAATTAGCTTTTCTTTTTTGCGCCAATTTTGGTTCTTGAGTTTTTCGGTTTAGTAAGATTGTCGCTGCTCTTTATATAGTCCGTTGCTGGAACCGCGGTCTTGCCAATCTCATCAAACGAAATCGAAAAAATATCATTGTCTTCCTTTTTCATCATCAGCCCCATGGTCCAAAGTGACTATTATTTACAATTTCTTTTCGAGCATCACCGATTGAATAATACAAAGCATGCTGACGCTCAATATTTCCAAATGCATAATAAAGCATGCGCGCCATTTCAATTTTTTTGCCGTTGGAGTAGTCATATACCGTAATATCTTCGGCTTCAATCTGAATCAATTTCTGAACAAGTTCATTATATTGCTTTCGTAGCTCTGCAGCTCGTGCGGGATCTTTTACATCTTTTGACTCGTCAACAAGTTTGTCTAGCGCAGTACTTACACGATCGTACTCGTCCCATCCATTGCTAGCGACTTCAACCCAGGCATGGTTGTATCGAATACCTTGAGCATCACCACCGGTACCGAGAGGCACACCATGTGCAATCCGTACTGAACTGTCCGGAACACCTATTCTTTTGCCGATTGTTTCAGCAGTGGTCATCGCAGCCTCATAACAGTTGCCCGACCCTTCAGGGCTTGCTGCGCCATATACGGATTTTAGACGAGTCTCATTTATTTTTACACTTGGTGCAACCGACTTGGATTTTATTTTAGTAGAGAAAAAACCCTTCACCGCTTTTAGTGCAGTTTTTCCATTAGGGAATCGAGCGCCGATATCAGCATCGGTGCCCATGAATACGGATGAGTGTGGGATATTGCCAAAGAGCGTGTTGAGAGTCCCCTTCTGTTCGTCGGTTAAGTCGCGACGCACTTCAAAGTTTATGTCTCCAGTAATAATTTCAAATTCACCGTTCACCTTTTTCCAAAGGCGACCGCGATTTATCGCTAAACGAACCAAACCATCTTCCCACGCATCGTCATAATCAAATTCATTTTCGTGTGTAAGCCGAACTGGATAAATTGTTCCGTCTGGATAAATCCATGCAGAATCAAAAGAGCTGTTAACAAAATCATTTGCCGATATGCGATTCATCATCAAGGGGCGATCATTACCACCTTGAAAATCACTAGCGTCGTCAAAGATAGCAGAAAGATCATTCATTAGCTTCGTTTCATCTGCAGTTAGTGCACGCTGCTTACTCCGAAGTTTTAGTAAGTTTGATATTGCAACCAACTGGGCGCGGTAACCAGCGACTAAAGGATTGTCAGTACTTTCAAATTTTAATTTTTGATCAACGAATGTTTTCACTGATTGAATATCCCTAGAAAGAGAGTCCTTGTCTTCACCGTCAGTTAATTCATAATCCTCAATATCAAGCAGGGATGAAAGAATGTTTTGTAACGGTTGATTCTGTTTAAGACGCCTACTTTTTTCGTCATTCAATATTTTTTGTTCAGATTCTTTCTGAGTTGCATACTCATCCGCAAGCTCCTTTTGAGTCATGCCCTTAAATGGGTATCCCCCTACTTTTTTTCTTGAAGCAGTCGGTTTAGATTTTTTAGGAACAGTGCTCTCACTCGGTGAAGCAGATCGAGATGGTAATTTTCCAAGGAAGATTTCGCCAGTTGTTCCATCAAGCGAAATGACATCGCCTTCTTTGACAACGATGTCGCCAACGGTAAATTTTTTGCCATCAATTTTGACGGCTTCTACTCCTACAACTGCTGGCTTTCCTTCGCCGCGAGCAGATATCGCTGCGTGACTCACAAGACCACCACGGGCCGTCAAAACACCTTCGGCCGCCATTATTCCCTGAACATCTTCAGGGCTTGTTTCGCTTTGCACTAAGATAACTTTTTCGCCGCGTTCCGAAGCAGTGATCGCCTCTTCAGCAGTGAAGTACACCTTCCCAACAGCAGTTCCTGGAGACGCAGCGAGACCCTTAGCAATGACCTCATCTGGGTTCTCGTCGTCTCTCAGTCGTCCCATTTCTGACCAGAAGCGTCTACGAGTTGCTGGAAGCGGTAGTGGGGTTGGGGCGTCGGTATCACGCGCAGACCACTGCGTTAATGGTTTATTGTGCTTTCGCAATAGTCCTTTAAGAAGTTCTGTTCGTTCAAAAACTTCTTTTTCGGTTAATTTATTAGCCTGTGCAATCTTTTTAATGTCCGTGCCTGAAAGAAGCGACTTGAGCATTCGATAATCGCGAGGTGTAATATTTGCTTTTTTAAAATCAGCTTTCGCTTTCTTGTCTGGATATTTGACTCGTGAATATTGAGAAACGATACGCTGAACTTGCGCTGATGACATCCCTATTTCTTTGCCGATTTCTGCGTATACAGCGAGGCGTGGTCTCATAAAAAAGTTTTCTTCTTCAGCTCGCTTGGTAAAAGCTGCAATTACTTTGGCTCCTCTTCCCTTGCCCTCGCCTTCCTTGCGAGATTGAATTGATGACAAGATAGACCCTGGTGTGGTGCCGTATTTTTTCGCAATTTCAAGAAGTAATTCACCCTTCTTTACAGATGGATTTTTTCGCACAGTCGTTTCATATTCACGAACCGCATTGGAAAGTTTATTTCCTCTTTTTGATTTGCTGCGGGTGGAAATTCGTGAGATAAGCATACTCACACGATTGACCGGCATGTCTAGCTGTTCAGCGATTATGCCAGCAAGCGCAGATCGATCTTTTGTTGTCATTCCTTCAAACGCCAACTCGTCATAAAGCTTGGTCACCTGATTTACGATCGAAGTCATGCGTGTATCTTTATCTACACCAATAATTTTGTTTCGTTCTTTCCTAATTCTCTCGATTCCAATACCCGGAAATTCGTTTTGAAGTTTTTCTAGTGTGACTGAAGGATTATCACGAACAAAGTCTCGCAGTTCCGGCAAATTGGCTGGTTCTGGCTGCGATGGCATTGCTTTTCGTGTGCGTTTTGTTGTTCGTAAACCAAACTTTTTGCCGACCATGTCAACATATTGTCTACTAACGCCAAAATCTTTTGCAATTTCTTGCAAATTATCGTTTGTATTTTTTAACCGCTCGGCTATTGCGTTTCTTTTTGTGTTGTCTGTGCTTTTTCTTTTGCCATCTTCGCCAACGGAACTGTTTTTAAAAGCCCTAAGAACTGACTTTGGATCTACGGAGTATTTTGCGGCAAGTTCCATAACCGTCATTTCCGGATTCTCGTCGTGATCTTTAAAAATCGCGTCTTGTGTTTCTGGTGGAAGCGGGCTACCCGGGCCTTTTTTGACTCTGCCAGACAGGCCAGACTCTTTACTGATTTTAGAAAGAGTGGTTTCTGATATTGAATATTTACTGACGATTTCTGACAATGGCATGCCCGACTGTAAGTCCGAAATAATGCCATTTCGTTCCGCCTCGGTAAGTTTCTTACGGCCACGCTTAGCTCTTACTGGACTCTGAGCAGCACGACGCTCGGCGCGGACGGCCTCGGATAAAGGTTTGCGGCCGCGTTTCTTGGGCACTTTTGCAGCCTGAGCAGCACGACGCTCGGCCCGGACAGCCTCTGGCAAAGGAGGTCGTCCGCGCTTCTTTGGTGCCTCGGTCGCCGTGATTGAGGGTGACGCCGGTTTAGATAATGATCCAACTCGGGAGCGACGAGAACTACCAATCGCTGGTCCAATTTTTTGAGGGGGTGAAGTACTGGACGGTATTTCTTCACCAAGCTGCCGCATTGCCGCCGCAACACGCACTTCGCGTTTGCTAATTTCAGTTTGATCCATTTTGTACTTCTTGGCTGCCTGCTCAAGGCTTAATCCATTAAGTCGATCCTCAAGAATATCTCGGTCAATCAGTTCAACCCCGAGAGAGGCGTACCGGGCAACGACATTTGCTACCGGCACATTATCCTCGCCAGTTGGAGACAAAATACTTGTCATTTGATCGCCGTCACCATCAAGGCGTCGGAATTTTACCTTGCGCCGGATTTTTGAAGCTGACGGAACATTGGGCGTATTGTCAACAGCCTTTTCATTTATGTCAACCTGAACTATGTCAATACCAAGATCCACTATCTGGTTAATCAGCTTGAATACAAGAGACTGTTTGTTCATCAAAAGCAACCCTTCGGCACACCAATAATTTTACCCCAAAAAAAGAATAAAAAATCTACTTGACATTACATTACATATGTCGTTTTTTTCGCCTCTGGGTTGACTTTCCTGAAACGAGAGGAACCTTTTTAACTGGGGGCTGAGGATTTCGTCGCTTATTCTGTTTCCCTTTGCGCCGCCGCTTGGGTCTCGGTATTTCGCGTTTTTGTGGTTCTGAAAGGCCATCAAAATCAAATAAAAATAACTTCATTAGCGAGCTCCCTTTATCGGCTTTAATGAACCTGGCTGACGAGGGTCAAATACCGCAATATGCGACAGTGTCACAATATGCTTATATGTCCCAGATGGATCGTCTTCGACTTTAGACACTTTAAATCGGCCACCAGTAATAACCTCTCGTAATGGGTTCGTTGATGGATCTTCGATCCGCTCGTAAAAGTCAGGATGATTTTCGTCTAATTCATCGCCAGCAAAATGCATCCCATCGGGCTGCAAGTCATACTGATCCATTATTTCAAGAAGTTCTTTCTTGGTTTTAGCAAGATTTTCGTAATTTTGAAGACGGCGTGCTTCTTCGTATTGTTGTATTAGTTCAAGTAATTGATCTGCCGAGTCTGTCAAGGAACCCTCATCTGAGGGAAAATTAATCCAGTCATTTGCCAACATCTCTAAGTAATCAAGCAGCTCATCTTCATCTTGTTCAGATGCCAGGGTGGCCAGAGCATCACCATTTATTCCGACACTAGGGCCATCTATTTTTAATAAAATATCGCGCCCATACTTAGCTAAAAAATTGTTTGTCCCTTGTCGAGCTTCTGTTGCAGTTGCCATTAATGGAATATCTACAATTTTGCCCTCTTCAAGGCTTGATAGTACAGCTTCTGGGTCACTTGGTAATTCCATTGCTCTGTAAAGTGAGGAATTTCGTACTTCACCTTGCTGCAGATTCTCTACAAGCCGGTTTAAGAGGTACCGAGCTTCAGACCTAAAACCTTCCTGACTCCTGCTTGGGGCACGATCGGCATTTCGTGGATCTCCAAAGAAATTAGGTTCGTTTCTGCGCAAATACGGATCAGCGGTAGATTCTGACCCACTAACAATTTTGTAAGCTTCTTGTCGAATTGAGCGACACTCTTCCCACTGTTGCCAATCATAAACAACCGCGCTGCGCTCAAGCTCATACTCGTCATCAAACAGATCAAGATCTACACCGTCAAATATGTCAATCGGTTCATTAAGATTGCCGAGAATTGTATCGGCATCAATCCCCGGGGGGCATGGAATGAATTTCCCACCATACTCCCGACACTTGCCGTCGCCGTCGCCGTCGCGCATGGGTTTTCCCATGTCACCGATACGCTCACCTAGGGCTTTTCCAGCTAAAACACGACGGTTCATAGATACTCCTCAACTTATGAATTTTACCCCAGGAATAGTCGCGCCTATGTGTTGTATTTTGCTAGTAGCTCACCAATATCACGGGAATCTCTACGGAGTTCATTTTGCTGTGAAATTAAGTCATCTCGAGTAAGACCGTTACCCCAATTATGATGCTGGTAGCCCATCTGTCGATTCTTGTCAACCTGCGGAATTCGATGCTGAATTTGAAGGCGTCGCTCAAACATTTCTTCATTTACGAAGCAGTTTGACACACGATAAATAAGGTAGGGCCCATTATCAATCCCGTGATAATGCCGTCCGATAAGTGAACCGTCAGCGCCATAGGTTGTAGGCGTTTGATGCATGGAGCGTGACCACCAGGGAGCAATTGTTTCCGTGTCGGAACCAATACCCCACTGAACCTGATCATGGAATGGTTGTAGTGGGTCAAAACTAACCTCATCGGACATATTGATAAGCATTACCTGCGGAATCAAATACTGTCGCTCGGCAAGCCGTGGCTGACCTAACAAGAATTCAGTAATTGTCAAAACGATACGAGTTCCCTGAACCGCGCGCTCAACACAATTAATAATTGCATCTAACTCAACGGCGTCAAATGACTCAAGATTAGTTGACATAAAATCCCACCCTGGAGCGAGATCATCAACAATTTCTCGTGGATTATCCGTGCTTCCGCAATCCACGATGATTCCGTGATCAAATCTTTCTCGATGATGGCGTAGCCATATTGGCAGCAGGTACGACTCATTGTAGATATGGGTAATTACAGTTGTCGTCATTCAATGGCCATTGTTGGAAAATAACGAACAAACTTGACATCCGTAGATACGCGGTTTAGGACCTTCTGCTTAACCTCGTCATAGAAGTTCCAAGCTAGAACGATAATTGTGAATGGCTCTTGCTCGTTGCATAATTGGTCAGGATCCAAGATTGGAATGAGCTGACCTGGGGAGTAAAGACCGTGCTTAAGTGGGTTATCATCGACAATGTAGTCAAGTTGTGCATCTATGGCGTTTAGCACAGTCATTCCTTTGGCTGCGGCGCCATAACCGATCACTTTGCGTCCGCTAGCAGACTCGGCCTTAATTAGAGTAGAAAGGTCTGCGAGTGTTGCCGTAGCCTTATCAGCGAATTGAGCAATTGTTTCACGGGTGATGAGAGCATCGGAACTTAACTCAAACAGGAAACTTGTACCATGGATGCTGCGTTTGGATATTGACCGAAGTACGAGGCCGGCTCGATCTGCAAGCACGGCCATAGATCGTTCAGAGAAGAAACTGATGTGTTCGTGATACATCGTGTCAAATTCCCCATTATTAACCATATTTGCTTGAGATGTTTGCACATAGATTGTTGGCGCAATCTGTTGACATATCTGTAGGAAGTTCAGTGGGTTATCAGTATGGGCAAGGACATTTTGAGCGACAATAATGTCCGCCTTGAGTGTCGAGTGATGTTCGCCCAAAAAGTCGCAGTAGACCTCGTGATTCTTGCTACTTAGATCATAAAGGTTTTTGGCAGGATCAATACCAATGGTTTTCCAACCAAGAGCTTTAAATGCGTCCAACTGAGATCCATCATTGCAAGCAATATCAAGAACTGTACCTACCCCGTGCTTTTGTGTAACCTGCAGGGCGAAGGCCGCAAAATCATCTCGGAGCGTTTGCGTTGTTCCTGACACATACGGGTAATCCGTAAATATTGCGGAACGGTCCACGGAATGTGTCAGTTGCAGATGGCTGCATTTGACGCAGTAGTTAAGAGCAAGGGGAAACCTCGGTAAAGCCACCATCCCAGCCGGATAACTATTAGCGAGTGGCTGTTCACCAAGATCGAGAACGCATTCAAGATGAAAAGATCCACAGCAGAGGCAATTAGTGAGCTGGCGCAACATCGCGTCTTCCTTGTATTGATAGGTGAAGATTGTCTTTTAGGTCATTGACTATATCAGCCAGCGAGCTAGCGTGGTAAAGCCCAAACTGATTTACAAACCTAGATGAGTCAAGGTGAAAATTATAGAAGTTTGAGCTTCGGTGCTCTATGTTGAGCTCAACATCAAGCAGTCGCGATATAGCAAGTCCGATATCACCAACGGTTGTATTGATTGATCCAAGGTTAAAAATGCCAGACGCTGGTTTATCAATAATCATTCGAATAGCCTGAATAATATCTGGAATAAACAGCATGGTACGGCGAACGGTGGGGTCGACGCAGTTTATTGTTCCATTCTTGAGCGCAGAATTTGTCATTGAATTAATGATTGTATCAATGCGAAGAACAGGTGATAAACCAGCAACTGTACCGAAACGCAGACCAACAATCATCTTGCCCTGATTAATATACATTTGCGCAAGAGCGTCAATTATTATCTTCGTGCAGTCATATGGTCTACTTGACGATACGAATGATTCCTCGGTGACAGCATTCTGCTGTGAAGCGTAGACAGATGCTGACGAAGCATAAATTAGAAGCTGATCATCACGCAGTCGTTCAAGTAGGTGCTTAAATTTCACTACATTGTTATTCCAGGCTCCATGAGGATCAGCGGAACACATTGGCTCAGAGGAGTGACCGGCGAGATGAATAATTACATCAGCCTTTTCAATATCTGTTGAGTCTGCGAAATCGACTGGATTACTCCCCGAAAACCAACATAGGTCAGCATGGGTTGAGCGCGGAAACGCTGCAGCAACGGATGAACCTATGTATCCGTTACTACCATTAATGTGGATTATGGCCATTTTGTTTTGTAGATTTCTGAGTCGCGCTCAATGTCGGTGTTAAAGTTTGGTGGTGGGTCGTAATAAATAGTATGTGAATGATTGCCAAGAGCATAACAAAGAGCCGTCAGCCCAGTTATACGGTTTTTTGTATGGCGTACCCACATAATAACATCATTGTCGCCATACCACCACATCATGCGCTCGTCAAAGCGCCACTCGGAAACGAGGTCTTTTGCTATGACCATGCAGTAGCCAGCAAACGCAGTTGTTTCGACAAACTCAAACCTATCATCGGCGTTCTGCGAAGGCGTTACTAAACCCTTAGCAGGATCTGCATCCAGCATCTTGACGACAGTACTAATTGCATTATCAGAAAGAGAGACATCATCATTAATTATCGCCAAGTGCCGATTATTACCTTGAATCGCATCCATGCCAAGGTTCCACATTTTATGTATCCCTGATGCAAGAGGAACAGAAAGTAGGGTAACCGGAAGATCAAATGATTCGATCCGGTCGTATGCGTTCTGTCCATCGGCCACCACAACAATCTCTCTTGTGCCAGGGTCATTGACGAGCGAGGCAACTAAGCCTTGAAGACCATCAAAATTAGACTTACAGGGGATGATGACATCAAACATTAGGCTATCTCACTTTGCGGAACATGTTGTACTGCTGGTAGTCATAGTACTACGACTACCAGCGGGTAGGAAGACCGCTAGTGTTGGTTTCGTGGTGATACCACTGCCATGTGATCTCATCTGTACCATAGAACTTGCCCCCCGCATTCCATAATGCCCCCCAAAATGGCAAATCCTGCACACCCCAGTTGCCGACATTCGTGAGTTCTTCACAGAATTCGGCTTTTGAGTCTAGTATGAGTTCGCGATTTACGAGCGTTGTTATTGGAAAGATATGTGGTGTCTCAAGATTGAACTGTCGCCCTCTGTGCTGAGGGAAAGGATCAGTTCCGCCTACTACCTCAAACCATCCCCACACAACATCGGCTGCTTGCTCGCAGGCGATGTTGTGAAGCGTTTCAAGATGGCGAGGAAGAAAAGCATCGTCGTCGTCCAAGAATGCTATCCACTTAGTATTAGCCATTTCAATTGTTTTATTGCGAGTATGCCAAGCGCCGTTCTTATGGTTGTCTACGCATATAGCTACAGCATCTGGCTGCAAGGTTTGACGATGTATCGAAGGAATTGCCCTTGTGGCAACCAACTCCGCCCTCTTGGGTATTGACGGGATACATACTGTTATGTCAGACATATTTAAGTGCTCCTAGTCGCATCAGTCGTAATAATAGTTCTTACGACTTCCATCCAGTGCACATATCAATTTATCTCCATAAAGCAGAAACCCCCCGCTCAATAAAGAGCGGGGGGTTTCTATTACCTTGTCGGGTATTGAATCAGCTGCTGGCAGGAGGGTTGTCAAAGGTGACTTCAACGAATGCTTCTGGGCGCTTGACAGCGAGGGCGAGACGCTGCTCGGCCAAGATGACAATTGCGTTGCGCACGAAGAAGTCTGCGTGCTGTTCGCTGATGCGAATGCTTGCCTGCTCGCGGTCGTACAACTGGGCGCCGGTACCGAATGCGCCGACGAGAGCGGTGCCTTCTGCAATGGCGGGAGTTTCGACGATCGGGATACGCCAGATGCGGGGTTCGCCACCCATGGCGACGCTCACAGCGACCAAGTACTGACCGTTGAGGTCCTTGGTCAATTCGATGTCTTCCCAGTCGTTCGGGTGCATAACGATGCCGGTTGGCTCGTAGTAAGCAAGGAACGAGAGGGTCGCAGCGCGACGAAGGGCGTCAGCCTTGGTATCGGCGGTGTTATCGCCAGCTCCACTCTGGCCGTCTGACCAGCTGTAGTCCTGGATGCCTGAAGTCTGCAAGATTCCGGTCAAGTTTTCGCCTTGACCGTTACCGTTGAGGATCTGAGCATCTTCCTGGAGGCGCAGACCGTACATCAATTCGTTGTCGATGATGCTACGGAGTTGCGGCTCGTCGGCCAGAACATTGCGGTGAGCAGCTTCCCAGTGAGCGAGGGTGCGCACCGGAGCCTGTTGACCAACGAACTGGAATGACGACTGGGGCTTTTGTGCGAAAGAACCGTTGTTGGCGGCGCGTTCAGCAACAGAAGAAGCAGCGTTCACGGCAGTGGTGCTGGGGGTAGTGAAACCGAGCATGCGGAAGTACTCAATCACGGCCGCAGTGGTGGTACGGGTCGGGAAGAGGTCGCGAACACGACGGGTCCGGGTGGGCTGGCTTACGATCGGGTCACGATCGATACGGCCAAATGAACCGGGGGTACCACTGGGCAGAGCCGAGTAGACATCCTTGAACAGCATGCCCGAGGTGACATCGCTCTTTTGAAGGACGAAGGGGCTTGGCATGTTGGCACCGTTGCGGCCGCCAGCAAGTGACTTAAATTCTTCAGAATCGAGGAAAAGTTCACCGATTGACTTGGCTGAGTAGCCATTGACTGTGCCGCCGGCAGCGAGGGCCTTGACAGCCAGCGAGTCAGAAGTTGGTTCACTTCCCCAACGCTCAACATCGCGCATGGATTCAATGCCTTCGATAAGGCTCTTGATTTCCTTGATGTCGCGCATGTTCTTGTCGAAAGCACTCTTTTGATCGGTGCTAACAACTACGGTGCCTTCTTCGATTTTGAATGAGTCGGCAATGGCCTTGTTGTCAGCCATCTTTGTACGGAGTGCTGACTGTAGTTCGGAAAGACGGGATTCGTCGGTTGACATTTGTATCTCCTAAGAGTTCGGTTTTGTTGTGGATGCGGATATTTGATTTGGCCACTTAGGTAAGCACCCAGCCCAAAGTCAATTCTAAATGTAACATGGCGTGGGCTTTTGTGGCGGAACTACTTAAAGTATTTATCTTTACTAGTCAAGAGGGCCTCTTTTTCTAGCTTCTGCCCAGTATGTAGTCGCAAGGACAGTGCGTAACATCATTGGGAGTAAATTGCCACCTGAAAATGGGTCGTCTTCTGTTGCTTCTCTAATTGCGTCATCAAGGCCCAAGAATTTTAGTTTTGCTGGCATATATGAAAGCGCTGATAATAAGAGAGTATATCTACCGGAAGCCTCATTTGCATCGGGAATAGTCAATGCTGTCAATGGATCTGTAGAACTCTTTAGAAGTTCATATTGATCAAAGAGTTGTTTAAACCATTCTTCAACATCGGCGCCCATTTCTCTAAATGAATCACCCAATGTATCTGCTGGGTACATCTGCTCCAAGCCTGGAGGGACCAACATTTCTATAGGTCCAACATTGTCAGGATCCCCATCTAGGATTCGTGCAAATCGCTCAAATCCCGGAGTGGAGCGTCGCTCCTCAATTTCAGATTCTTCTTCAAATATTTCACTAAACTCTGCCGTAAATGGATGCACATAGGGGCGGAAATCGGGATCATTTGTGGCATTCGGCAAATCATCAGGCATAGCGTAATCTCGCTCAAGAATTTGCTCATACAGCGGATTTATGTCCCTGAATTTGCCGCTTTTTTCCTCGCCTGAATCCAACATAGACACAAACTCTGCTGCGTAATCCTTGTTGAATCCAGCAGCAAGGGCCACCTTTATTTCCTCTACGACCTGCTCTGCCGGTTTATTTCTACTGAGTTCAGCTATATCTTTAATAAACTCTTCATCGGTATCTCCATCCGGTTTCAGTATTCCAATCAAAAGATTGCCCATCATTTGATAGTCATTAGGCACGACTAAACCACGAAGATTTTTCATAACTTCTTCTTCTATGAGTTTTAGAATTTGCCCGGGAGTAGGTTCGGAACCTCGGGCATCCCCCATTTCATCAAGCTTAGTAGCAATGTTTATGACATTTGATGCTGCCATGCTCCATAATTCACGATCCGAAAGAAATGGGGCATAACCATGATTTCTATTTGGATTTTCTAGGTGTCTTTCTCTAGTGAAAGCGTTAGATTGAAGACGGAATTTATCAAGAGGCGACAATAAGTCAGATGCATAGTCAAAATTATCTGAAGTGCTGAATTTTCTAGAGTTTGGTGTATTCTTTAAAAACTCCCTAATGTCATCCATCGAGGCAATTAAAGGTTCTCCAGGCGCAGGGGCACTTATTGGTTTTCCATCAGCGTCCAGGCCATCGCGAAGATGAGGAAATATTGCTGCAAGTTTCCTGTGTGTTCGTTGATTTAGATATTCTTGCGCTTGCTTTGAATTTTTAGGAAGCCTAGGCTTTTTACCTGCTAGCTTTTCAAGTTCTTCATCGTCTTGAGTATCAAATATTCCTGCAAGCAATCGTTTTTCGGCTTCTTGATTCTTGTATTCTTGAAGGATTGCATGCCGTTCTTCTAGGCTAAGGCCGTTCCATTGACGAAGCGAAAATGGAACATTTGATGGCACTGGACTAATAGATGAAACATCGCGACCGGCAACCCAGTAATCTCCTAATTTTTGAGCAAACTCATCTCGAATAAACTCCATAGGAATACCATCTAGGTCATTGGTGATGTCATCTGTTCTTATTGGAACTCGACTTGGGAATTTAGTTGCGCCAAGACCAAAACTAAGAGCGAAATCTTCATCGTCAAAGTCAAATGACTCCGCACGGACAGTATTGCTCGTTTTGCGAATATCTGGCTTTGCGAATAGGTTTCCGCGTTTTGGTTTTTGCTTTTTTCGGCGTCCAGTAATTCCAGAAAGAATATTTCGTGTTTTTTGCGGCTTTGCACCGGGCGTAAGTTTTCCAGCTCCAGGAACACTGGGCGGACTGAACGGCAAATCATCACGACCAGTAAGTGGATTCCAAATAAACCCATCGCCATCACCGTCATACGAAGACTTTGGTCGTTTTGGAACTGCGTTTCTCAGTTTGCGTCCCTTGCCAATCCTTGATGGCTTTGCTCCACGGAACCAACCACCAAGACCCTTGTATTCAAGATTGGCAAAATCTAAATCCTGCAAAATCAAATTTACAGTTTTCTTATTCTGCCTGAAGGGGTGCTTTTCGGGTAATAGATCGTTGTCCGTGATGTATGCCAATTTTTTTGGCTTACCGCGTTCAAGCATCCAAAGAAATGCCCTAACACGACCCATGGCCCATTGCGATCTTGTGACATTAGGGCGGTGAGAAGAGCTATATGCTCCTGCACCACGGCGATAAACAGCTTTCAATGCGTCTAGATTCGCAGTTGACCATGACGGCTTATTCAGTTCCGACATTCGTCGGTTATGTGCTTGAAGTGAGCGTTTTAGGCCAGCAA